GAGTGAAGTTTTCTTTGCCTAATTTTAATACGTCCACGTTTAATTCTAGATTCGAGCCATAATAATCTCGCCAATCCGAATCAATTTTTGACCGTATTTTCTTTCGTTTCTTAGTTCCGTTCTTGAGTTTGACCATCTTGTAGGATGTTTTTGCGAACTTGGCTAATTTTTTGCCTATATACATACGTCCAGAGATTGTATTGGTTATGAGATATACGAAACCTACACATTCTTCGGGTAAGGTTTCTATAATTGTATTTTCATAAGTCCAAGACATACACTAGTTAGTGTCTGCGTCTCCTGGAACCTGCTTCTTCTGAGCCTTGTGAGCGTCCACACTGTGACGCCAATCTTGTATTAATTTTCGCCGTTCACGTGAAATAATACGAATCTGGGCAAGCCAGTATCGTGTTTGTTCCCCAGCACGGCGTGTGCCTTTGTTGATCCAACGTTGATTTGCTTTGAAGTACTCGTTAAACGCCCGCATGAGTTGCGTGTGAGTTTCTTCATCTTGTGGAATCATTTCTTAGCTTGTTCCTTAGCCAGTTCTGGAGCGATACGATTCAATTCTTCTTGATGCGCATAGCCCGCAGGCGGATTTAAATTCCAACTGTCCGCTGTAAACATACGTACAGGTTTCCAGTATTTGGCAATAATATTGTTGATAACAACAATCCCCGCTACCACAATTATAAAACCCAACATTGTTAAAATACTACCGCCTAAAAAAACGGCCGCTTGATCCATATCCATTATTCTGTTACCTCTAAATCAGTTGCGTAACTTGTAAAGCCATTTTCTTTAATGACTTTAAGTACGTTGTTCACCCGCCCAATCAATTCATCCTTGTGACTGATTAAGAAGATGTTCTTCTTGCGTTCACGGCTCATCTTTTTAAGCACGGCTAACGCACCTTCGACACCTGACGCATCTAAGCCGTTGTCAATTAGTTCGTCAACAAACAACAAGTTGATCTGCTGATACAAACTTTCCCACACGTCACGGAAACTCCATGACAAACCAAGTATAAGACGATTACGCTCTCCTCGACTTAGGTTATCAAAATCTAAGTCTTGCCCTAGCTGTGTTATCTCAACTGTTAAGTCATTTTGGAATACCACTGTGTGCGGTAAGCCCATCTTATCAAGATAATAAGTTAGACGATTGTTAAGATATGCTAGGTTTTGATCTATAATCTTTTTGCGTATAAATGAATCTTTGCTGGTTAATAGTTTAAGTAAAAACTCTTGATGGTCTTTAAGCGTGTTAAGTTCGTTGACTTTATCCCATGAAATTTCCTGCATGGCAGTATGGCGCAATTCGTCAATTTGTTCTTGGTAAGGATCCGTTTCGCCTGCCTTAACGGTTAACTGTGTTTCAAGAGTTTTTAAATTATTTTGATGTTTAAGTGCGGCCTCAACAGTATCGTAATAGGTATTAGGACGCTGTGCCACTTCGCCAATGGCTGTAATTTCCTTCATGATCTTAGCAAGGTCCGCGGCCACTTTATCATTGTATTTGTTAGCATCATCTAAATGCTGTTGAGCTGTAGCAGACATTTCTTCATGTTTGTGATCATGCAGTTCTTGTTCGCAAGCGTGACATTTTTTGTCCTTCAACTTAGCAAGCTCGTCAGCGTACTTTTTTACGCTTCGCTCCGCTTGCGCTGTCGCGCTGTCTAGCGTTGCCCGCTCCTTAGCGAGGCTTTTCAATTTGGCCGTCTTCTCTTCAAAAAGTTTTAGCTCGCCGTGCTTGGCAAGTTCTGCTTCAATGTCTACGCTTTCAAGTTCAATAATAGCTCGCGCTGTTTTTTCAATGTCTGCTTCGTGTTGAGTATTCCAAGCATTTTGTCTTGTAATTAAACTGTCAACACTTAGTTGAATTTTCTCGTTAGACTTTTTAGCGGCTTCAATATCTGCGCTTTCTTGTAGCACTTGATCTTTAGTTGTTCTGATTAGTTCTTTAAGTGTTTCTGCTTTTTCACTTAGAATAGTTATGCCCAATAACTGTTCAATAATAGCACGTTGCTCGTTGGCCCGCATACTTAAGAACGGTTCTGTGTATGTGTTAAGAGCAACAATATGCTTGAACATATCGTGACTCATACCTAGCAGATCATCTAGGTCTTTCTGAGTTTCACGCATGTCACCTTGTGCGTCATCAGTTTCTTCTGTTTCTTGTTCTCGGTCATCTACAAAGAACCGCATAAGTGTAGGTTTGCGGCCACGTTCAATACGATAGTTAATACCATTTTTTTCAAAGCTCAATGTAACTAACATATTTTTGTTGTTAATCTTGTTAATAAGATTATCTTTTTTGATGTTAGTCAATGCATTGCCAAAAAGTGCAAAACTTAGTGCATTTACAATAGTTGTTTTTCCAGTACCATTACGGCTACCACTGTCGTCACCGCCTTGATCCAAGTTTTCACCCAGTACAAGTGTTAAATTGGCTTTGTCAAACGCTACTCCTTGAGTTTGGTTTCCTACACTCATGAAGTTTTTAACGGTTAATTCTTTAATCTTTATCATAGGCTATTATAAATTTCCAGCAAGGTATTCTTATTATACGTGTCTGAGTCAATGTTTACAATCTGATTGGAAACAATCTGATCTACACTTTCAAACGACTGGATATCTATATTAGTATTCATTTCAACTTCTTTGCGTTCTGTAATCAAAGTAAGTTCACGAATAGCGTAATCTGTAATAAACTTTTCTTTAATAAAACTAGCTTCTTCGTAGCTAATATCAATATCTAGTGCAACACGTAAATGTTGTTTGGGTTTAATAATAGTATCTGCTTCGTCAATCAACCGACTCAGAGTAACTGTACGGAACGTAGGTTGAGCAGGCCAGCTATGATATTCTGGTTGTCCGTCCCACTCTAGTATCATCATACCGCGGTCGTCATCCCAGGTGTCTGCATAGTTGTGTGGAAAAGCATTGCCAATATAAATCATGTTTTTCTGTTGCTGACGTTTATGAAAGTGTCCGCTAAATCCTAGCTCATAACCTTTAAAGCTATCCAATGCAATCTCGCCATGGTCTGGCATTTGCACCATAGCGTTCATAAAGAAGCTGGGCAATTCAAAGTGTCCAAAGATATATTTGCCACCCTTCTTGCCTATGCTTCGCCATTCGTCCCCAACGAGCCAAGGGCATAAAGTAACGTCACCAATAGTAACGGGCTCGTGTACCACAGTGATGCCAGGAATATACTTTCCGAATTCAACGCTGTGGATGTCCCGCTTATCTTTGTAGTAAAGATCATGATTACCAGGAAAGAAATAAAACTTATCGAAAGCCTGTCCCAGTTTTTCAAGGGCTCTAAGGCTATAGTCCATAGTAGTAATATTAAGACTGTTGCGATTGTGATGCCAGTCGCCCATAAAAATTCCAACATCGCATCCTTCCTCCTTGGCTTTTGCAATATACCAATCTACAAAATCTTCACAGTCTTGATTATGCACACTACTGTTAGATTTTAGTCCAAAATGAATGTCTGTAAAACAAGCAACTTTTTTAAACAGTTGGTGTGTCGGTGGTTGGTTCATTAGTGGTGTCCTCGTTATGACGTTTAAGTGCGGCCGCATGTTCTCCAGCGCCGGTACGTGAGTAAGATGGATTCATTCCATTCATTTCTAAGATATCATCACGGATGTTTTGATTGCGTTTCTCAATGTTAATAACACGAACAAAACTATTAGTAACTGCCGCGGTAAAATAAGCAAACGGATTGTCAGACTTTGATTCATCAAACTGTAATCCCACTTGTGTCAACTGTAAAATAGCTTGTCCACGCATTTCATCGTTATAGGTGTAACCTCGAACGTTGCCTCTAGTAGCATAGCGTTCACAAAGTTTAATCATCATGCGGGCTAGTGTGGGCGTAATTTGTCCAGCATCTTTGTCAAAATGACCTTTGTCCAAACTACCTTTCCAGTGACTTTTTCCAACACAAACCAGCTCGTCTTCATCGTTAAATTTCCAATGTTGAAATGGTGGAAAGTTAACTTTGTCACGATGGTCTGCTAAACTCTTTGGATTTTTCTTACGTGTGTTGTTAAGCGGAATATGGTCAAACGTCATGACCCTAAACACTAAATCTAGCTTCTGGATCTTTTTATAATCAACTTCGCAGTCGGCCTGTTTGACTTTTTCACCAGCCCGTTTGCGAGTTTGATATTCTAAATCGCCTATTCTTTTGGCTTGATTACGCTTGGCCTCTGCAACTGTGCGTATGTTTACTTTGTCTAAACTTGGTATAATCAAGTCGTATTGGTGATACTTTGGATCGGTAAAACTACAATAACTGCTTTTGGATCTATGTATTTCTAAAAGCATATCTTTGTTGTTTAAGTAATTGATTTTTGCTGTCATTAAAGAGTCCTCGTAAAGTAAATTATAAACTACGCACAGATTAAAGTCAAATAAATAGAGTATCAGGAGAACCAAATAT